GCCGGATTCTTCGGACCCCTTCGATAATTACGTCTCTCGCTTCACGCCGCGTAGTCAGGATTATCTTCGCAAGCACAAAGAAGTCGTTACCGACCCGAAGAAAAATAAGCTCTTGATCGCTGCTCATTACGAGGCAGAGGCCAACGGGCACGCCGCAGACACTGACGGATATTTCGATTTCATCGATCAGCGCATGGGATACAAGACGGTGGAGCCAAAAACTCAGCAGCAGGCACGCGGCGGCACAACGCCTGCGGCCCCTGTATCGCGCTCGGTGGATTCGTCTTCGTCGTCTACATCCCCCAACGTCATTAAGTTGTCTGCGGGCGAAGCAAAGGCGGCAACGGACGGCACGATTCTTTGGAACCATGGCCCCGACAAGGGCAAGCCGATTGGTGTCAAGGAATATGCCCGTCGCAAAGCCCTGATGCAGCGCGAAGGCCTTTATAATAGTGATGCGAATTGAGAGAAACCCACATGAAATCCCGTCTTGAAAGCACCCGAGAGCCGATTCGTGAAACTGTTCGTGACCCCATCCGCGCATCTGGCGGTACGGTTGAAGTCATGGGCCGTAACGGAAAAATCCTCAGCCGTAAGCGCGGCAATAACGTAGACCGCTTCTTTGTTCCGCCGGAGATCATTCCGGAGGGATGGAGCTACGAGTGGAAGCGCGAGACGCTGCTCGGCATGCCCGACACGGCGCACATGCAGAATATGTCATCGAATGGCTGGTCGCCTGTCATGGCCGAGACGCACCCGGGTTTGTTCATGCCTGCCGATTACAAGGGTCCGATTCGTCGCGACGACATGATCCTTATGGAACGCCCGATTGAGTTGACCGAAGAGGCTCGCCGCGAAGAGCAGCAGGCCGCAAGGGCTCTCATGCAGGCTCAGAAGGAGCAGCTTGGCCTCGCGTTGCCGTCCGGATTCTCCGGCGAGCATCGTGGCGTCCAGCCGCGCGTCAATCAGAATTATCAACCGTCGGATGTGGCCAAGCCACGCCTGACGATTGAAAACTAATTCGCGGATTTCCGCGAATAATCTCCCACGCGAACGCCTCGTGTGGTTTCTAACCGCTCAAAGACGGTGCCCGTTCTAAGAGCAATTCACAGAAGCCTAGAAAGGAAAGCCTCTTATGGCTAACACCTTTGCCCCGTTTGGGTTCTCCCAGACTGGTACGGCCCCTGGCAATGCTCCCAATGCAGAACAGGCGACGTACTCGATTCTCTATTCCGACACGGCCAAGATCTACACTGGTGATCCCGTAAAGCTCGGCTCCGGCGGTTACATTGCCGCCTGGACCGCTGGCACTGCGGTATCGCAGATGTTCGGCATCTTCGTGGGCTGCAAGTATCTGTCCACGTCGCAGGGCCGCATCGTGTGGTCGCCCTACTGGCCGGGCGCTGACGTTGCTTCGGGTGCTCAGTCGAGCATCGAGGCTTATGTCATCCCCTGCTCGCCGGGCTCGGCTCCGCGCTTCGTCGTTCAGACGGGCAACAGCAACACCACGGCTTCGGCTGTGACGATTGCTGATGTCGGTCAGAACGCCGACGTGGCCATGGGCACCGGCTCGACCCTCACCGGTCGCAGCGGCGCTTACCTTGATATGTATACGGCGGGCACAACGTCCACGCTGCCGTTCCGTATCATTGGTCTCTATCAGGGCGTTGGAAACGGTTCAGACGCTACCTCCGCCAATAACTGGGTCATCGTTGAAGCAAATACGCTTCAGACGACCGGTATCTAAGGGAGGATAACCGATGGCTGTTTCTCTTTCTCAGATTAAGTCCGAGCTTCTGCCCGGGCTGTTCGATGTTCGTGGTTCGTATGACATGATCCCGCGTCAGTGGGATAAGGTCTTTACCACGCACAAGTCCAACATGGCTCTTGAGCGCTCGACTCAGATGCGCTTCCTGGGCCTGCCGCAGCTCAAGAACGAAGGCGGCGCGACGGCGTTTGACAATAACGCTGGCGAGCGCTTCGTGTTCAACTTTGAGCACCAGGAAGTCGCCCTTGGCTATGCCATTACGCGTAAGGCCATTGACGACAACCTGTACAAGGCGCAGTTCAATCCGACCAACCTGAAGCTTCAGGAGTCGTTTGCGCAGTTCAAGGAAATTCAGGGTGCTAATATCCTGAATACCGCCACCACGTACAATGCTGCGATTGGTGGTGACGGTCAGGCCCTTCTGTCCACGTCGCATCCGTACGACGGCGGCACCTGGGCCAACACCTTCACCACGCAGCTTGATCTTGCCGAGGGCTCGCTGCTCCAGGCCATGATCAACGTGCGTACGAACTTCGTCAACGAAGCCGGTCTGCGCGTCCTGTCGCGTGCACGCCGTCTGGTTGTGCCCCCGGCTCTTGAGCCGCAGGCTATCCGCCTGACGAAGACGGAGCTGCGCCCTGGTACTGCGAACAACGATGTCAACGCGATTCTGACCACTGCGGGCGGTCTGCCCGAGGGTTACATCGTGCTCGACTTCCTCACGTCGCAGTATGCTTGGTTCCTCACGACCAATATCGATGGTCTGATCCACATGAGCCGCGTGCCCTACGAGATGGACATGCAGGTGGATTTCATCACCGATAACCTTCTGGTCAAGGGCTACGAGCGCTACTCCTTTGGTTACAATGATCCCCGTGCAATCTATGGTTCTACGCCAACCTCGTAAAAGTTAGATTGACTCCTTTGAAAATCATGCTTTGTCCTTTCTTTTAAGCAAAGGGCAAAGCATGACGAACACACGGACAATTTGCAGCAGCAATGGGCGTAGGAATCAAACACGAAGGAAATCCGACGTGATCTTTATTTCTGTATCAATCTCGTAAGGAGACAAACATGGGGACCACGGCCTTTACCGGCCCCCTCGTTATCGGCAGCATTCTTGAGACCACGGGTAGCGTTCTCGGGAGTAATGTTTCTAACGAAGGGGTTGTAGAGCTGGTCCAGTCGCAGGCGGTCACTCAGGCCGCAAGCACTGGCCAGTCTGCTGGTGTATACCTGACGAATATTGTCATTCCGGCAGGCAGCATCATCTGCTCTATCGAGTTGTATGTTACGACGGCGTGGACGGGTACTGCGAAGACTGTCGGCGTTGGTACGACTGCCTCCGCTACGGCCCTGACTGCCGCCGCCGCTGTGGACGGTTCGGCCATTGGCCGCGTCGTTGCCACTCCGGGCACGGACGCAACGCGGACGACGACTTGGACGAATGTCGGCACGACTGACATTCAGATCAAGCTCACGTCCACGAACACGGGTAGCGGCGTCGGCGTTCTTGTTGTTCGTTACGCGCAGCTTTCTAACACGATCTCTTGAGGTAACTTCCAATGAAGCATCACATGAAGAAGAAGGCTCGCGGCGGCGACGTGTTCTATGCTGGCGAGAAGAGCAACGTCGCTCACGAGGCTGAGTCGGTGAAGCCGAGCCACGAGACGAACGATGAGACGGCGGCTGAGTCCAAGATGAAGGCTGGCGTCAAGCCCTATAAGAAGGGCGGCAAGGCGCATCATGGCAAGGCCATGCACCACGCCAAGGGCGGCAAGGCCATGAAGCACGTCAGCGCCGAGGGCAGCAAGTCGCATCACCGTCTCGACAAGCCCCGTCGTGCTACGGGCGGTCGCGTCGGCTCCGACAAGTCGCCGTTCTCGTCTGCTCATAAGTCGGGAGCGCCCGAGCGGGACTGACCGAGCGGGCGCGCGGGGGACGCAAGTGGATCTCCGAAGCCATCCAGCATCCAGGGGCGCTTCGTAAGTCGCTCCATGTGAAGGAGGGTGAGAAGATTCCGGCGAAGAAACTTGAAAAAGCCGCTCATTCCGATAATCCTACGCTTGCGCGTCGGGCTCGGTTGGCCAAGACTCTTCGCAGCTTCCACTGACAAAATTCGGCGGGGAGAAATCCCCGCCGTCTTCTCATTCTAGGATATTCAAACCATGGCTGGCATTCCTTATAGCATCACCGCCTCTGGCAAATATGAGCCGTTCGGTCTTCAGGTAAGTCGTGGCCAGATCATGGGCCATCGTTCTGTTGTGATTTTCGGTTTTAATCCTGATGTTGATCAGACCGAAGAGACCGTCTGGCCAAGCAGTGGAATTATCAATCATCCCGCGTCCGCAACCGTCATGAAGGTCAGCTCTGACAGTGCAAACGACACTGCCGCCGGAACCGGCGCGCGCACGATTGTTATTTCAGGCTTGGACGCGAATTATAACGAAATCTCAGAGACCGTTACGCTGAACGGTCAAACTGCCGTCAACACTACCAGCCTTTTCTTGCGCATCAACGATATGTATGTCGCGACCGCCGGATCTGGATTGACATCCGCCGGAAACATTTATGTTGGCACGGGCGTTGTGACAGCAGGCGTTCCTGCGACGCTTTATGATCTTATGTATGTTGGATACAACAAGAGAACGACTGGTCATTATACCATCCCGGCTGGATATACTGGTTATATGGTTGCTGGTGCTCTATCAGCGGGACAGCCGACTGGATCGACGCAGGTTGTCGGTCGCCTTGTTACGACCAACTCTAACAGTATTCGTCTGACTCAGGCGGTTGTAACGCTGAATAACGGGTTTGCAAATTACGATTTTCAGCTTCCCCTTGCCATTCCAGAGAAAACGGACGTTGAGGCTTCCGTTGTTGCTTCTGCAAACAACAATAGCGTATCATCGACGTTCCAAATCTGCTTGATTGCCAACACGGTCTGATCAAAATGACGAGCAGCGGCACATATAACTTTTCTCCGAGTGTCGGCTCGCTGGTTCTGAACGCCTTTGACCGCGTTCAGATCCGGCCTACGGCAATTCTGCCTGAGCATATGTTTCGTGCAGGCATCGAATGCAATCTTTTGTTGTCGGAATGGGCGAATCGCGGCGTCAATTTGTGGAAATCCGAGCTTCAGCAAGTCAGTCTGACGCAAGGAACGGCCACATATACCCTTCCGGCGCGCACCGTGAACATCCTTGTTGCGTATATTTCAATTACAACCGGCGGAATCGTGACGGATCGTATTCTGAACCCTATATCCACATTCGAATATGGTGCTTTACCTCAGAAACAAACCCAAGGTCCGCCGACAATCTATTGGTTCAATCGACAAATTAATCCGCAACTCACACTCTGGCCTGTTCCTGACAATGGTGGGCCTTATACACTGAATCTTCAGACCATGGTCCAGGTGCAAGACGCTAATTTGCCGTCTGGCGAAACACCTGATATTCCATATCGGTGGTTTGATGCGTTCACCGCTGGTCTTTCTCATAGGTTGGCGCGCATCTATGCACCTCAGCTAGAGCAAATTCGCAAAGCCGACTACAACGAAGCATGGGCCTTGGCGGCATCCGAAGATACCGAAGACGTGCCGATGTATATCTATCCCGCTTTGGGTCAGTATTACAGGTAAAAACCTATGGCTTGGCGCTATACGGGTAAAGCAGAGGTTAATCCCGAGCGTCCAAGGGCGTTCGGTATCTGCGATAAGTGCGGATTTCTATACAACCTACACGCTCTGCGCTGGCAATTCGACTTCGCAGGCCCAATGCTCCAGAATTTTCGAATTCTGGTCTGTGATATGTGCTATGACACGCCACAACCGCAGAACAAGCCTGTTATCATTCCTCCGGACCCTCTTCC